GCACATCCTTAAAGGTGGCGCATTCCGTTCTGTTGCCGGAGAATCCGTAGGCATCAACCCCAAAGATGCAGGAAACTTGACAGGCCCAAGACCGTCAAGCGTTATGCAAGACCATGAAAACTTGAAGATACAGCCATGAGAATTCCAGAAGCTCCAGAAGAAAGAGAAGCCTTCTATCTAGACCTGATAGGGAAGTGCAACGTTTCCAAGGAGCGCAGGAAGTCTGACTGCTCAACGCTCCGTAGTTGGTATCTGTTTGGGAATGGGCCGGATGAAGCCCCGGCTCTCTACAACAAGATCTTCCCGCACATAGACCAGTTGTGCAGTTTTCTCTACAGCGCAGAGACAACCAGATTCACGATTGATCTGGGTGCGGAAGTTCATGATCAAGAGCAGGACAAGGTTCCTACGCTGACCCGTGCGCTGAACGATGAGTGGCTGAACTCCAACGCAAGCCAAATATTTGGTCAGGCTGTGGCGTGGTCACTCTGCTACAACAGCACGTTCATCAAGCTGGTCGTCAATCGCGGCATTCACCCGTACATGGTGGAGCCAGCATGTATCGGTGTATTGCGTGAAGACACACCTGGGATGGATCGCCAAGAGGCAATCACTCACAGCTACTACATCACCAAGTCAGAACTCTACAGCCGCCTGTACTCGCATCCCAAGCGTGAAGAGATCGTCAAGCGTGTAGGCGGCATGGTACATGAGCGCACAGAGGTTGCTAATGGTTTGCAGCGCATCATGATGTCTGCGGTCAACCCAACCATCTACGGCAATGTGAATCTGGATCTGAACGGTCAGATGAACTACAAAGCCGAGGTTGCGGAAGACACCGTAGAGATGACGGAACTCTGGGTCTGGAACGATGAGACTGAAGACTATCAGGTAGTCACCATCGCAGAACCATCTGTAGTCATTTATGACCGCGCTGGCGAGAAGATGTTCTTGAAAGGCGAGTGCCCGTTTGTTCAAGTCTGCCCAGCACCTCTGTACGATTACTTCTGGGGACAGTCAGAAGTTCAGCGTCTGGTTTATCTGCAACAACTCAGAAACCAACGCATCGTCCAGATCATGGATCTGTTGTCCAAGCAAGTAAATCCACCCGTTGCACTCAGCGGATTCACGGGCATCTTGGATGAAAAGAACTTTGCGCTGAACCGCGCTGGGGGCTTGTTGGCTAGTGACATGCCCAACATGAAGGTCGAGAAACTGGCCCCGCAGATGCCTCCAGACCTCTTCAAAGAGATCGCTCAGATTGATGCCATGTTTGAAGAGGCATCAGGCATTGTGAATGTGTTGCAAGGCAAGGGTGAGGCGGGAGTCAGGTCTAGCGGTCATGCTAGCCAACTTGCACGGTTGGGTTCCAGCCGCGCCAAACGCCGCGCTCTTGTGATTGAAGATAGTCTCAGCAAGATGGCTACGCTGTATTTGAAACTCATGCAGCGGTACGACGCCACGCACTTTAAAGACAAGAACGGAAACAAGTTCATTTCAGAGCAATTCACCCGTGACTACAACGTCAAGGTGGACGCTCACTCCAACAGTCCGATCTTCATGGAAGATCTGCGGCAGATGGCGTTTGAATTGTTCAAGGCTCAAGCAATCGACAAGGAATCGTTGATTGATTTGATAGAGCCACCAATGAAGCAGCACTTGAAAGAAAAGCTCAAGCGCATGGAAGAAAAACAGGAAAAGATGCAAGCCGCTCAACAGGCCGCAGGAGCAAAGTCCGCTTCACCTCCAGAACAACCACCGCAAGGATAATGTATGCCATCCTCCACACCAAAGATTACAACCAAATCAGGCGATCAACCTAGAGTAACAGCAAGACAATTAGATAGTGCAAAAACCATGCCATCCTTGACATACCGCCAGAATAGTTATACAACCTCAACAACTCGAAATCGCCGAGAGAAATCTAGGGGTTAAGGGCTGGAGTCTGGCTGCTCTCATCAAAAGTGGCCGCATGCAAGGAGTAGCTATCATGGCACGCAAAGCACGCAAGGGCCGCAAGTCCCGCAAGTAATCCCTAACGGGATTCCCTTTGGTAGGGCAGGGTAAGCCCTCCATAGAATACAGGTGACTAATGAGTGTTCCTCCCGACAAGTTGATGGAAATGATGAAGCAGGGTCAAGGCTCTGCTGGTGGATCAATTCCTGCTCCAGGCGAAGCTGGATCAATGGCAATGTCGGAGTCGGGCACTCCTCCTATGGCGTCACCAATGTCTTCTCCAGAACCTACGATGGGTTCGCGTGAGGGGGCAATGATCAATCTGAGCATGGCTTTGGATTTGATCGAGCAAGCAATGCCAGCGTTGGGGCCAGAGGCAGACAAGTTGATGCCAGCCATTCAAGGCCTCAACCGCATGATTGGCCCCCGCAAGGGAAAGACAAATGAATTGCAGCAGTCTGAGATTCTTCAGATGATGCAGTCATTGCCGCAAGCTGGCGGCGCATCGCCAGAGATGAGGGCTATGTCACAAGCCCCAATTCCAGGTATGCCCCAACAAGGCGGTATGCCTCCACCTCAATAAGGAATAGACATGGATCTCTTCAAGCCCCGTGGTGCAAGTGCGCCCCGCAAGCCTACCGACAACAAGCAGCAAAACGGTCAAGTCATCAACACTCCTCGCTATGCGGAGCTTGGTGGTCTGACGTCTGCCCGTACTCACCAAGGCAAGCAAATGTCAGTCGTCCAACTCGCCAAACCTGGCGACGGTCGTAAAGTTATCTAACAGCGAACTGAGGCTAACATGTCGCTCGAAAACTATTCCCCTGATGCCGTCAACGAACTGGCGGCATTGTCCCAGCAACTCGCTGAGAACCCAGAAACGCGCCGTGAGTTCTTGAAGCTTACCAAGCGGCTCAAGCCTGATCTGACCATTCCAGAAATTGACATGGAAGAACGCATGTCATCTGCTTCTGAGAAGAATGAGGCGCGGGTTCAAGAGTTGGAAGCCAAGCTCCAGAAGCGCGAAGCTATGGATGAACTGGAACGTCGTCGGATGGATCTTCGCAAGAAGAACCTTGTCAATGACGATGAAGATGTTCAAGCTGTGGAGAAAATCATGCTGGACAAGGGAATCACCAATCATGAGACTGCTGCTGAATACCACAAGTGGATGAAGCAGTCTGCAACTCCTACTCCTACGGGGTACAACCCGTCACCGTTGAATTCGTTCAACTTGAAAGAGTACTGGAAGAATCCTCAAGTCGCAGCGCGGAATGAGGCTTTCAAGGCACTAAATGATCTGCGTAAACCTACGCGGCCCATTGGTCTGTAAGAGGCTTATTTTTTAACATTCGGAGATAATTATGCCTATTGGCGGCGGTATTCTTCCGGCATCAGGAACAAACCAGTACAACGAACTGACGTACGTCACTCGCCGTGCTTTTATCCCGAAGCTGGTCGTACAGATCTACAACTCGACTCCACTTCTTGCGTCCCTGATTGCTAACAGTCAAACCGCATCCGGTGGTGTTTCTTCCGTTACTGCTCCTGTTCAAGGTACGCAGTTTGTTAACGCCCAATGGTCGGACTACTCCGGCTCGTTCGCTCAACCGAGCGTTCAGCAGGGTGTTACTAACGCTGAATTCAACTTGAAGCTGATGATTGCTCCTGTTCCGTTCCTCGGAATGGAAGGTGCAGCACAGCAAGATGCAGCCATCATCCCGCTGATCGAAGCACGGATGAACGATGCCACTAACGTCATGATGGACGCTATGGCAACCGCGCTGTACAACAACACAAGCAACACTCAGCAGTTTATTGGTCTTCCTGCCGCCATCGACGATGGCACGGGTACTGGTACATACGCTGGTATCACCCGCTCGACCACCACTAACACTTGGTGGCGTTCGAAGGTCTATGCCGCTGGTGGTGTCAACCCAACCCGTCAGAACGTTCTCCAGTACATCTCTGGTACGGTTAAGAACGGTGCTGAGATGCCAAGTTTTGGTGTCTGCGGTTTTGGTACTTGGACTGCGCTGGCTCAAGACTTTGTTGGTCAAGAACAGTACGTCATCAGCCCAGGCAAGGGTATCGGTTTTGACACCGATCCAGACGGCCCACAGTCTGGTTTCCGCGCCCTGATGGTTGGCGGCATTCCAATCTATGCCGATCCGTACTGCCCAGAAGGCACGATGTACCTGATCAACAGCAACTACCTGTCGCTGTACATCCATGAGCAGGGTAGCTTTGTGTTTACTGGGTTTGAGTCCACTCTTCCAAACTGGCAGATTGGTTACGTCGGTGCAGTCTTGATGATCGCGGAGTTGGCTAACGTCAAGCCTCGCGCCATGACCAAGATCACTGGCTTCAACTACCTGTCGATCTAAGGAGCAACTAAATGTCACTTAGTGCAAATAAGATCCTTCTTGCAAATACAGCATCAAAGACTACTGG